TAGACCATTCACAAATACATCATCACGAGACATGATGTTAGGAACACCATCGCCACTGTCACCACGAATAACATGCTCAAACAAATACTCCATAGGGTCATCGACCTTAATCATCTTCTTGGTGATGGGCGAGTATTGCGACACGTTTTTATATCGTTGTAACTGAGCAAAGTCCTTGTCGCCAGAGACAATCATAATCTTATCACCATTGTTACCATAGCGTTCAACCATGGTGGCAATCAAATCATCAGCCTCTGCACTCTCAACCTGTAGCACGACGTATGGGAAGTTCTCTTTGACCTCTTCCTTAATCATACTCAGTGTGTTGAAAATCATATTCCAGTCTAGCGATGATGACTCACGGGTCTTTTTCCGATTAGCCTTGTAATAAGGATACACCTTCTTACGCCAATAGTTTTTGTCATCACAACAAATAACTAACTCACCATAACTAGAAAATCGACTTTTAAAATTACGAATGGAATTTAAGACCATGTGTCGAACCAAGTCTTCACCAAAGTCTTTGTTTCCACTCGCAAGAATGCCAGATAGGCAGACCTGCGAAAAATCAAGTAAAATCATAATTCACCTTATAGGTTAAAATTCTTCGTCAAATATTCCATCTTCGTCATCTTCCATAATAACCAAATCTCCCTTCTCTGTCAAGTCTTTTAATTTTTCTCGGTTGTCTAAAATGACTTGATAGAATGGGTGTTCCACATCTACAGAGCTGTAGAGAAGTGACCGTAACATCTCACCGACAAGCACATAGTCCTGAAAGAACTCTGGATCGTCAATGGGAAATCCTTGAAAAAATAACTTAGAACCCATGTTATTAAACAACGAATTTACCACCTCATCAACCAGCATCATCCGATTGATAGTGATAGACTTGAACAATTCCTCATCTGTCTGTGGCAGATGTGGCGTTCTGTCATTACTTATTTTTTCTTTAGGAAATTTGATTACATTGTCAGACATATTAATCCCTTTGGGGTTGTGTATGATTGTATTTATAGATTATCTTCTTCATACATCTCTTTGGTATACTCACCGCAGTCAGGATAGATAACACCAATCCTACGTTTAATAAACCCTTCATCGTTATATGTCGATGCAACTGAACGATACTTAACACGATGCTCTTGGTTTTCACCATAGAATAGATCTAACCAGATGCCAGTACGCAGATATCGTTCCATATTGTGGACATAGGTATCTAGTACACCAACCCGACCCAATGCTTTCTTATCGGTCTTGGCATCCTTTCTAGCAGCAGCCAGCGCCTCTTTGTTAGTCTTCAACCACTTCTTCACCTTTGCTGGTGAAATGGCATGGTCATCTTTTAGATCACGAATGTCTTTATGCAGACTGAGATTTTTAGACTCACCCTTTGCTGCTCGTGCTTTAGCAAGACGTTCTGCTGCTGCGGCACGTTGTTCCTTTGACATGGGTTTACGTCGCTTACGAGTTTTAGCGACTGATGTTTTTAATGCTTTAGCCATATTCATACCTCATAGATTTTTTCATCATTGATGTATTCTACTCTATTTAAATTCGTTTGTCAATAGTCTTTTTTATAAATAATAAAAAAAGGAGGGTTGAATGACTACCACAATCAAAGCATTGTTAATGATATTTATTTTTGCTGTAGTTATGGGATTTACCTGTAGCACATACGCTCAAACTAATACCGTTACATCAACCGTCACTGGTACAAACACCGTATCAGGTACGACAACCGTTGACAAAGCACCACCAACCGCATCTGCTCCTGGTGTTGTGATCAACAACAGCGATGTCTGTAAGCAGGGTCTATCTGGTGCCGTACAGACAGGTGTCATCGGCGTAGCAACTGGTATCACTATCACTGATGAAAACTGTGAGCGAATCAAACTTGCTCGTAGTCTTTTCGGTATGGGTATGAAAGTTGCTGCTGTATCCACGCTTTGTCAAGACGCTCGTATTTTCGATGCTATGATTATGGCTGGCACTCCTTGCCCATATAAGGGTAAAATTGGTAAAGCAGCACTAACTGCTTGGGTTAGCAATCCAAATGATATTCCTAATGGTTCTAATATTCTACGCAAAAAAATCATAGAAGTCAAGAGAGAAAAGAAGGCAGAAGAAGAAAAGGCAAAACCTCAAATAAAAGAAGTTTGGAATCTTGACAATCATGATCAAGCTAGGTAAACTCGGATTTGCGTTTTTTCTATTATGTTCTTCAAGTGCTGTAGCGTATGACCAACAATATCAACCTGGTGATACTGGACCAAACGGAGGTACGATTACTTCCGTAACAGTCACATCTGTGGATGGCAATCCTATCGTAACGACTAATGGTGACCAGCAAACTACGACTATCGAAACCACCTATACCGAATCAATTATTGAAGCGACAACCAACCAAGTCGTAACGACACAGATCACTGAAGTTGAAACTAGACAGGTATCTGGTACTAATACAACTAATAATATTTTAAATGATATAGACCCAACGCATAGTGGTGATGTGTATAACTATGGTTCTAGTGATAGTGTATCTGATACAATGCTAATATTTGGTCCTAATGGCGGCACAACTACAACACAGTTTAATCTAAACAGTTATATGAATGAAGAGCAATGGCAGGGTGGTTTTGATATTGACACTCAGGCTGATATGTTGAATTGTTTTAATACACAAACGACATATAGTTGTGGATCTTCCACTGGTGGACCTGCTGATGAGTTTACAATGACAATTACGGTTACTGATGGTAGCGAGACATATCAAAATGTGACCACACATAATATCAATAATGGACCTACTAGTTATCAGTCTTATTCTGCTTCGTTGACCGTGCCTGAGAACACGCTAAACAGTTCCGCAACTGCTACCATACAAGGATATGGCATCGATAAAGGTAACTATGATTTAAGTGATGGTGTCAGGGGCGATGGTAAACCAACATATCTTGGTCCGTTAGTTAAAAATCCAAGTGTGACAATTACGCATAATTTATATCAGACAGTAATACAACAGATAGAGCAGCAGATTACAAATACGATCACTGAATATATTACTACACAATTAACAGATACTGAGACTGCTTCAACTACAATTACTATTGAAACAGAACAAGAAACAACAGGCGAAAGCAATCAAAGTACAGATGTAGTTATAGAGCAGCCTGTTGAAGAAACGGAGACTATTGAAATTGAGATCGTGATAGATACAACTGAAACCACGTCAAATGATGCTATCACCACAGTAGAAGATAGTAATATCTCTGAAGAAACAACTAAAGAAAAAATCGAAAATACTGTAGATGAGGTTGTAGAAACAGTAACTGAAACAATCGTAGATATTATCGAAAATCATGATGATAATAACAATTCGAGCGACTTACTTCCTCCATCTCAAGAAGATGAGACTGAAATTGTAATCATGCCTATCGAGGAAGATCCTGTCATCACGAGACAGCCAAAAATAACACAGGACCATATCGATAATATGCTGGATACTATTGAGGTGGCAGTATCAGATAGTGTCGGTGATATTGTAAATATGTCTGTTGATATAACTGTTGATACTACTGGAACGGTACAGGTTGAGATTGTGAGTGTTGATATGGCAGCACCAATGACTGAAATGGCACCAGCAATGTCTGAGACAGTTTCAGTAAATGATATGAATGTAGCACCACCTGCTATGGAAGCACCTAGCATGGATCAGATGCCGGATATGCCTCAAATGAATATGGCACCAGAACCTGGAACAAATCTTGCATCTAATATAGACATGCCTGATGCAAGTGCACCAGTTGATATGCCTGATATGAATGCAGGTCCGCAAGATATGGCAAGTGCCGTTTCAGAAGCAGTAAGTGAAATGGCAAATCTGGATGCCACTCCTATGGAGATGGCACCGCCAGAACCAATGTCACCAGAAACCTCAAGCTCTCCACAAAGCGGAGACTTGGTTGTTGGAGACAGTAACGACTCACCTGCACCTATGGAAGTAGAGGCAGCACCACAACAACAAACTGCGGAGGCGGAGGCACAACCACAACAACCAGAATCACAATCAGAACCTCAATCTGATACACAACCTGAACCTCAGTCACAATCAGAACCCGAACCGCAACAAGAAGCAACCTCTGAACCAGAACCGGAACAAACTGCTGAAGCAGAACCGCAACAGCAAGAGTCGGAACCGGAACCAGAGCAAACCGCTGAAGCACAACCTGAACAGGAGTCAGAACAGGAATCTTCTTCCGAACCAAAACAACAGTCTGAACAAGAGTCGTCACAAGAAAGTGATGACACCGAACCACAAGAACAGGAAACTGCGTCAAATGAAAGCAAAAATGATTCTAAAGATTCAGAACAAAAGACAGAACAAAAAGCGGAAAGTAAACAGACTAAAACTAAAACTGCGGAGCAAAAGAAACAAGAAATGAAACAGAAGATTGCTCAAAAGATCTTGACAAGGGTTCTACAGAACCAAAATGTTACTATGGCTCAAGTCGATGCTACTCGACTTACACTGATGACCTCACTTGCTGATACTGCCGGTTTCAACAGTTATCAGAGTGCTATATTGCAAGACAGAACGTCTTGGTATACTACAACGCAAATTTATGACTTGCCGCAAATGGTGGACCCATTCGCTGATATATTAACTGGTGCACAGAATATGCAGATGGACTCACTCATAGATTCACAATACGGAGACTAAAATGGCTCAGATAGAATTTGGTGGCGTTAAATTTACTGGTGGAAAGATGGTAGGGGTTGCCACAGCCCTAATGACACTCGTTGGCGCACTTTATGGTGCTTTCGAGATTTACAAAGATTATACAGACATGAAAGCAAAGATTGTTGCCTATACTGCTCCTGACCTCTCAGGGTTTGATAAACGTATTTCTCTCATTGAAGATAAGATTGACGATATGGTCGTTCTTGTCAAAGAGGCACAGGAGATTTCAAGAGATATTCGTACAGATCTTAAAGACGAAATCAATAAGCAGTCTGATACAATCTATAAAATTGACAAGCGTACCTCTGGCACTGATAGAGAGATTAGAACTCTCATCCGTCAGTCGGAGAAAGACTCTCGTGAAATGATTAAGGACGCTGAAGATAGACTGGATCTTGCACGACGCAAGTTGGATTCTGATATGAAAGCACTTGAAAGCAAGGTTGGAAAATCAATCAACCGTGCTCTCAAGAACCCATTAAATGCATTGAGTAACTAGTCAAGCATAGAACGAAGCAGACCATTCCACTCAGCAGCCCGTAGATCCCAATCGTAGAAGGTATCGACGGTCAGTTTCTGTAAGAGTAGTTTGGTCTGCATTTCGTCATCCCAAAACTGCTGAATAGCACTATCCAACACATTCATAAACATAGTGGCGTGTTGCCGTTTGTTTTCATCAAAAGGATACATCAGCGCAAACCCACCAGTCGTTTCTGGTAAGGCAGCAAGTGATGGACACACAACAGCACAACCAGCAGACATTGCTTCAATACCAGCAATGCATGAAGTCTCTGGCCAAGTTGATGGATAAGCAAAGATATGTGCTTCTTGAAGTGCCTTATGGATTTCTTCATTGGACACAGTGCCATGATAACTGATGTGGTCATGTGACTTGCAGATATCAAACAACTCTGTAAATTGCTGGTCACGTTCCTCATTACCATAGATTTTGTATGAAGAATATACGTCCAGATGCAACTTGTCTTTATACCTAGCAGACAACTTTTCATACACTGCTAGGAGAACGTCAAGACCACGATGTGGTGTTGTATGGTAGATTAAACGGATAGGACCATCTTTTGGTTTAGTATGGTTGGCAATAGGTTCGATAGCATTTTTCAGTACGATAGATTCACCATATGGAATGCCTAGAACCTTGTTATATGTCGTAAACTGCCAGTGGCTGACAAAGATGAGTTTATCGAATCTACTTCTAAGTCCAGCGTCAGATAGATGTTGTACTTCAGGGTCTTCTGCCAGATCGTGCAACCAGAGCAAAGACTTGCGACTGGGATCAATACCACGAAGGCGTGAAGGAATGATTTGAAACTCATTTAGTAGACCTTTCGGTAGGCGTTTCTCCAAACCCTCCATCATCAGCTCCGTGCCACCTTTAGCACGCTTATTGATTTCGTTCTTTTCGACACCACCAGTTTTTGGTGCTTCATCCACAGGTGCTTGGTCAGCACCCAAAATTTTCAATGGCATCAATCACGACCTTTCACATAATGAGGATTAGTGTTAGCAACAGGTTGCTCGACCTCACGCTTCTTCGGTTTGTAGATTTCATCTAGAAAATCTGGTTCTTTATCATCTGCCATTACATTGCCCTTCCCTTAAAGAATTCTGTGGTTTTGCTCCACGAATAATCATTATATTTGAAAGCATTAACGCTGTCAAGTCGAAATGATCGCCATGCTGATTTATCTAAATCCCAAACCACAGCAACCTCATCATTTTTCTTTTTAGAAGAATTACTTGAAAGGTCAGGCTGAACTGGAATCAGTTCTTGACTCATGGTGCATTTCATGGTGCGTGGTGCACCGTCAACTTTGGTAAAATCAACAGTCACTTCACCTTCACTTAAAAACTCAATCAATCTTTCCATTTATTTATGCTCCTGTCGGGGTTTCAAAATCATCCTTAATCATATCACCAGTGATACACTGAACATTTTCAGTATTGTAGTGTTTCTGCATTCGAGATATATTGAGTTTACATTCAGCTAAACTTTTGTAATTATCAATGTTATCTCGAATTTCAACACATTCATTCATACCAGTCAAGCTACATACGAATGCCAGTATGTAAATATCCATTGAATTATCCCAGACTCGTTGTTTCATCAATATAGTCAACGAGGTCTTCATAACCACCGATGTGCTTACCAGCAATCCAAATCTGTGGAACAGTCTTCACATCTGGAAAGCGTTCTTTAAGCGTATCCATATATGCTTTTTGCGTATCGACGTTATATTCCGTTACACGAAAGCCCATATCAGGATTATTCTTAATGACCTCTTTAGCTTTATAACAGTAGATACAGAAGTCTCTGGTATACATTTCTAAGTCTTTAGTCACCTGCACCTCCTGCTGCCATTCGATATCCACGGTTCTTAGGGTTACCCCAGACATCTTCTGATTTGACACGAATGAATCGCTTGTTAGTTTCATTTGTATTGGAATTAGGAACGGTCAACCAAGGATTACGACCCTTCAGATATGCATCCATAATATATTCTGCCTTCTCTGAAGGTGTCACATCACGGCGAACTGCATTCAGAATGTTACGCTTGACATTAGGTCGCTCGCCTTGACTAACGAAACCACTACTCTTACCACCTTTTTTACCCATTGCTTTCTCCAATATAATCCAAATTACGTTCGATTTTCTCTCGACCAAGATCACGAATTTTCTTTTCCCAGTATGCTGCTTGTTCCATGTAGTATATATGAGCAGCCTTCCAATTAGTATTGACCCCATTCAAGAGACACTGTGCCTGCTTAACACCAACCCAATGCACAATCTTATCTGCATCAGACGTGTTGATAACTGGCACTGTTATTCCACCAGTCTGGGATTGGTCGTTTAGTCCACTTTGCAAATCCATTTTTCTCTCCAATATAATAACGCCGATACGCATCCACAACATAACTTGCTTTGTACTTATCAGGCATTGCTTGCGGCATAATTGTTTCTTGACCAAGAGGAATATTCTTTGGCAATACTGATAGTATATCCAAAAGTTTTTCTTCTGTCAAGTGAATTTTACCATAGCGATATGTATACTCAGAACACAAAGCCTTAAAGTGGTCATATAACCAACGATAGTTTTTAGAAGTCTTTCTCGCCCATACAGCAGATGGATGGTTGGTATGC